AAAGACGCTGCATTCGGGTTGCGTCCGAGCCGTATGATGGGTGGAGCCCCTTACTCTGGGGGTCAATCCCGTTACCGCATCGCAAGCAGCCTCGCTGGTGCTATCTTCCAGGGCGACCTGGTCAAGCAAGTCACCGGCGGTGGCATTGAGCGTGCTGCTGCATCCAGCACGGTTCCGGTGGTAGGCGTTTTCAACGGCTGCCAGTACACGGATCCGACCACTGGTGAGCAGGTGTTCAAGAACTACTACCCTGGCGGCGTTGCCGCTTCCGACATCATCGCTTTCGTGATCGACGATCCGAGCGTGGTGTTTGAGGTGCAAGCCGATGCTGCTTTCCCCGTCGCTGACCTGTTTGGCAACTTCGACATCGTCGATAACGCCACCACGGGCGACGTGAAGAGCGGTCGCTCCAACCTGGAGCTCGATGTCACCACGGGTGCTACGACCACGACCCTGCCCCTCAAGGCAATCGACATCTCCCAGGATCCCGACAACGACGACGTGGCCTCGGCCAACACGAACGTGCTTGTGGTTATCCAAAACCACATCATGGGCGTGAAGTCCGCCGGCTTAGCATAAGGAGGCTGAACAATGGCAATTTCACGCGCCCAGCTCGCGAAAGAGCTAGAGCCCGGACTCAACAGCCTCTTTGGCCTGAGCTACGATACCTACTCTCGCGAGTACGAGCAGATCTTCGCTATCGAAGATTCTCAGCGTGCGTTTGAAGAGGAAGTGCTGGTCACCGGCTTTGGCGGGGCTCCCGTCAAGACCGAAGGCCAGGGCGTCCAGTTCGACAACGCCTCTGAGAGCTACACCGCTCGCTACACCCACGACACGATCGCACTCGCCTTCTCGCTGACCGAAGAGGCCGTGGAGGACAACCTCTACGACTCCCTCGGGAAGCGCTATGTGAAGGCCCTCGCTCGCTCCATGGCTAACACCAAGGAAGTGAAGGGTGCTGACGTGCTCAACAACGCCTTCTCCTCCAGCTTCGCTGGCGGCGACGGTAAGGCACTGATCGCTACCGACCACCCGCTGGCCGGTGGTGGCACCGCTGCCAACCGTGCGACCACGATGGCCGACCTCAACGAGACGTCCCTTGAAGACGCGCTGATCGACATCAGCACCTTCACGGACGATCGCGGTCTGACCATCTCGGTGCAGGCGACCAAGCTTGTGGTTCCCCCGCAGCTGGTGTTCGTTGCAGACCGGATCCTGGAGTCCACGCTCCGGGTCGGCACGGCTGACAACGACATCAACGCGATCCGCAACACGGGCGTGCTTCCCGGTGGCTACACCGTGAACCACTACCTGACGGATCCGGATGCCTTCTTCCTCCTCACCACGGTGACGGAGATGGGCGAAGGCCTGAAGATGTTCCAGCGTACCGCCATGGAAACCTCCATGGAGCCGGACTTCTCCACCGGGAACCTCCGCTACAAGGCCCGCGAGCGCTACAGCTTCGGCTTCAGCGACTGGCGTGGCATCTACGGCTCCCAGGGCGCGTAAGCACCCCTTGCCGTACCCTAAGGGCGCCTCCGGGCGCCCTTTTTATTTGTCCAGAATGGGCGTATAAATGGGCCTGATCCCTGACGAGCACAACGCTCGACACTAGCCACGACAGGAGATTCCCAATGGCTACCACGACCTTCTCCGGGCCCATCAAGGCCGGAACGATCAAAGCAACCACCGGCACCACCGTCGGCGAAGACAAGGCCAACGTCGGCTTCGTGCTCATGGCTCAAAGCGGCAACGTCGTTTTTGGGGCAGACGGCAGCACGACCGTGGTCGCTACCCTGCCCGCGAACAGCCAGATCTTCCAGATCACGGTGGACGTGACGACCGCCTTCGACGCTGGCACGACCAACACCCTCGACATCGGCGATGGCTCCACGGCCAACCTGTACGCCGACGCTTTGGCTGCTGGCTCCCAGGCCCGCGTGCTGGCCACCTCTGACGTGTCGCAGATCGGCAACCTGATCGACATTGGCACCTCTGATGTCGACGTGACGGTCACATACAACCAGACTGGGACGGCTGCGACCGCCGGCGCCGCGACGGTGACGGTGCTTTACCTCCAGAACCGGAACCTCTCCTAAGGGGGTGAGCCATGGCTGATGCAGTCACTAGCCAGACCATCCAAGACGGTGAGCGCCGGGCTGTCCTGAAGTTCACCAACATCTCGGACGGCACCGGCGAGAGCGCCGTGACCAAGATCGACGTCTCTGCCCTGACTGCGAACAGTCGGGGCGAGGCGTGCTCCGAGGTCGCGATTGCCCAGATCTGGTGGCAGTGCGTCGGCATGGGCGTCGAGATCCTCTTCGACGCCACCGTCGACACGCCGGCGATCATCCTGAGCGAGAACTCTAACGGTCACCACGACTACAGCAGCTTCACGGCGATCCCGAACAATTCGGCGACCGGCAAGACGGGGGACATCAAGTTCACCACCGTCAACGCCGCCACCGGCGATGCGTACACGGTGATCATGGACGTGATCAAGAGCTACGGTTGATGGCGACGACTAAAAACGTCAGTCGCACGCCTAGCGGGAGACTCACCTACCGAGGTGAGTCTTTCGCTGGCTACAATAAGCCGAAGCGCACCTCGGGCGGCAGCAAGAAGTTCGCCGTCCTGGCCAAGAAGGGAGACGAGGTCAAGCTGGTGCGGTTCGGCGACCCGAACATGACGATCAAGAAAAGCAATCCTGAGAGGCGACGCAATTTCCGGGCGCGGCACAACTGCGATACCGCAAAGGATAAGTTCACAGCTCGCTATTGGTCGTGCAAGAAATGGAGTATTGCATTAATTGGTAGCATACTGGCCTTTGGTTCAACACAAGAGGCGGCTACCTATGACACGTTGGAGATATGTAGAGCACTGCTGTAAATCTTGCGGGCAGCAAGGCAGTGTCAGAATGGATGTGAACAACCGGCTCAAGAAAGAGGGTCGATCTTGGGAGTGTAAAAGCTGCTGTACTTCCAGGAGAATGAGGGAACTATCTAAGAAGCATGGCCAGTACGGAACGCCGGCCTATGTTTCTTGGCAGAAAATGAAAGACCGCTGCTTGAACGAGAACCACAAATACTTCAGGCATTATGGCGGCAGGGGGATCACAATCGATCCGAAGTGGATGCAGTTTGACGGGTTCTTTGAGGACATGGGCAAGATGCCCGCCCCGGGATACTCGCTTGATCGGATCGACAACGATCTTGGTTATTGTAAGGAGAACTGCAGGTGGATACCGAGGCGCGATCAACCAAAAAACCGCAGGTGCAGCAAAAAACCATATCAACCTGCGGCGTAAGGAAATTTATGAGTTTGCCGCCCCCCGCCCGTCTCCTCTCTCCCCGCGCCCGGTATGGGCGGGTGGGCGGCATCTTTTAGGAGAGCGCCATGGCTGACGTACCAAAAAATGTACGCAACCCGGCCCTGTACAAGAAGGCTCGGGCTGAGGCCAAGCGCAAGTTCGACGTATGGCCGAGCGCCTACGCATCGGGCTACCTGGTGAGGCGCTACAAGGACATGGGTGGCACCTACAGCAACGGCAAGGCCAAGGGCGGCGAGATCAACGCCAACACCATGATGGTCCAGGGCCGGGGCTGCGGGGCCATGATGGACAGCAAGCGCAAGCAGACCCGGGTGCCCCGTGGCTAAGAGAAAGGGAGGACTGACCAAGTGGTTTGGCGAAAACTGGGTCGATATCTCAGCACCGAAAAAGAATGGTGGCTTCAAACCCTGTGGCCGAAGCTCTGCGAAAGAGTCAGAGCGTGGATATCCAAAGTGCGTGCCTTCATCAAAGGCAGCTAGCATGAGCGAGAAGGAGATCGCCTCGGCCGTCCGGCGGAAGCGATCGAAGAAGCAGGGCGTGGGCGGCAAGCCCACCAACGTAGCAACATTTGCAGCCGAAGGAGGCTCGATCATGAAGATGAAGAGCAAGGGCTACGCCAAGGGCGGCGCCATGATGAAGAGCAAGGGCATGGCCAAGGGTGGTGCCATGAACAAGAAGCCGGCCGGCAAGATGCGTCCGCCTTCCAAGAAGAACAGCGGCCTTTACGGCTAAGGGTGCCGTATCTTCAGAGTAACATCCCCCATTTCAAGTGCTGGGTTCGCCGTGAATACACCAAGAATCACATGGAGTATCACGGCGAATTTTTGCACGCGATGGCGATCGCGGTAACGACGATGCCGACCAGGTGCCTCAGCTTCCAGGTGTTGTTCACCGGGGCTGAGACCTACGACACCGACGAGCCGAACGTGCATGGTGGGGCGATGTGGGCGCGGATGCCGATTACGGCGCTGGTTGGGGACACGCCGCTGGAGGACTGGCCGGAGCCTATGCCGGTCTGGGCTGCGCAGCCTTGGGACTGCAGCAGCCACCACCACGCGGTTTACGTCCTGGACCGATGCACGCCATGCCCCTGGCTGGCGAAGATAGACGGCAAGTTCTACCCGGCGAAGTATTACTTCACCGTGGACTATGCCGAGAACGAGATCGCTGACGACCCGGCGCAGCATAAGCAGAGCCATGTCCTGGAGCTGCTCGACGCCGGTAAGTGGACCGGGAACATCGTCGCCCTGCCGAACAACCGGGTCAGGGTCACGCACCCGGCCTGGTTTGAGACGGGGGAGGGGGCTCCTGATTTCCGCCCGTCGCAGCATATCCACTACAGTAAGTCAGATCTGGACTATACTCTCGACGTGAACCAGGTCTTCGACAATCTGTACGCTGAGGGTGACGACAATGGCGACGAGCAGCAGCAAGAACTTTGAGCTCGACGTAGCCGAGTACATCGAGGAAGCGTTTGAGCGGTGCGGGCTTGAGCTCCGCACCGGCTACGACCTTGAGTCGGCCCGTCGATCGCTGAACCTGCTCCTCGCCGAGTGGGCTAACCGTGGTCTGAACCAGTGGACGGTGAAGCAGAACAGCATCGCCATGGTCCAGGGCACGGCGGCCTACAACTTGGACGCGACGAATCCCACGGCCGTCATCGACGTGCTGGATTGCTTCGTGCGCGAGACGGTCAGCGGGACGACGACGGATCTCCCGCTGAACCGCATGAGCCGGGCCGAGTACGCCAACATGGCGACCAAGAGCACGACCGGGAAGCCGAACCAGTATTTCCTGGACAAGCAGATCACGCCCACGATCACGGTCTGGCCGGTGCCCGACAAGAGCTCGACCTACACGGTCTACGTCAACGTGCTCACGCGCATGGACGACGCCGACACGGGCGTTGACACCATGCAGGTGCCCTTCCGCTTCTACCCGTGCCTGGCGGCCGGGCTGGCCTATTACATGGCCCTCAAGCGCGCCCCGGAGAAGGTGCAGCTGCTTAAGGCGCTGTACGAGGAAGAGTTCACCCGGGCCATGTCCCAGGACGAGGAGCGGGCATCCTTCCGGATCGCCCCGAACCTCCGCAGCTATAACATCGCCTGACCATGGCCTTCGCATCCAACAGGAGGGCCTACGGAATCTGCGACATCACCGGATTCCGATACCGGCTCAAGGACATGAAGAAGACCTGGGACGGGCTCCTCGTGGGGCCCGACCAGTGGTCGCCTAAGCACCCCCAGCTGGAGCGCAAGCCCACGCCGGC